ATCAATATCTGTTTGATAATTACTTATATCTTCATTTAAAGAATTAGCTTGTCCTTGAGCATATAAGCCTTGAGCAAATTGTGCTCCAGCAGCGATTAATTGAGGATCTATTGACATAGTTATTTATTTTAAGATGATTTTACAACATTTGATGCGACACTAAATAATTCTTTTTCGCCACCAACCTCAGTTGTTGAATCTGTTATCATTGTTATTGTAGCATAAAATCCTTTAATTCCAGACATTGTATTTCCAAATACAATTTCACCTGGTCTAGGTGGATAAGTAGAAGGATCGGTTTCGTCAGTCATTTTTTGTACTAAATTTGCTACGTATTTATTTTCTTTTCTATTAAATCCAGCATAAGCAAACGGAGGTGCTTGAGCATAAATGCCAGTCTTACTAGGATCACTTAGTTCATACTTTCCTTCTAAATAACTATATACAACTGTAGTTTGATCTTGGTATTGCTCATACTCTTCAATTACTCCATTTAATTTTCTGAAATCTTCTCCTTCAAAATCTCCATCAAAAGACAATACATTCCATCCACTAGATCCTTCATAAGAAATAGTTTGAAACACTTTGCTAGTAGTAGGTTCTCCATTAGCGATAAACGTTACTGAAGATGGGGCATAAGCATTATCATAGAAATAACCTCTTTTATTAGCAACAGTATCATCAAATTGTTTATATAATTTATACGTATCAGTTGTATAATAAGTATTTTCTAAACTATCTAAAGTGGTTGGTTTATAACTATATCTACTAACCCATCCATTTATTTGCTCATCAAAAGATAATGTTTGAAAAGTATTAGGTAAAGTACTATAAAACGCAGGAACTGTTTGTAACGATGTAATATAATGTTTAGAGTAGATATCATAACCTCCTAAAATTCTACCTCTTTTATAACTACCTAATTTAATTGTTGGTATAGTAGGAGTAGCAGTTACAGTAATAACAGCATCAGTAGTTACTACAACTCCTGACAAAGTAACAGTATCTGCTGAAACATATCCAGATCCAGCTTGATTAATAATTACACTAGTTAATTCATTAGGTACTGCCGCATTAGAAGTCCAATCTATAGTAAGTCCCACACCTATTCCAGGATTAGGTGCAATAGGTACCGTAGCATCATTTGTACCAGAAACAGCGAGATATCCATCTCCTGCGCTCGTGATACTTAAATTAGTTACTGCTCCTGCTACGATTAGATTAACAGCAGGTTTACAATCAATAGTAAATTGATTTGCACCTAAATCTGTTATATTTTCTACATATGATCCTGTAGGTGTATAATTAATTCCATCAACTGTAGTGAATATCTCTGATCCTACTTCTAATTCGTGATCTGGATTTTCAATAGTAAATGTAGATGTAAGACCACTAGCACTTACTACAGTTGCTGTGGTATAATATAATTTAAAGGAATTATCAATTTCTCCTAACTGATCTCTAAAGTAATCAACCATTCCGTATTTAGCAATTTCAGTTAATCCATCTCTAGACAACCTCATTACTGTACTTCTATCTTTATCTACATAATATTTTTGAAAACCAAATGTAGCAAAAGATTCTGGATTTTGACTAATACCATATTCACCTAAATAAGGAACTACTTGCCCTATCACTAAACTAGTAGAAGTAACAGTTCCAGAACCTTCGGCAGAATAAATAGCATCTTTATCTATTAAAGCATAACTACTTTTATTTTCTTGCAGAATTAACAAGTTAGTATCATCTGCATATAATTTCTGAATAGATCTGTAAGCAGGATCAACTGATTTAACTATACTTTCCCCAACAGAAAACACATTAGTTTCATTAAAACCTGTTAAACCATTATATGGTCCTGAATAAATTAAAGAAGCAAATCTTCTTTGACTAACTGGATTGTCTTCATTTATATAAGCTCTAACTCCTAGATTTACTTGAGTATTTCCAAATCCTCCTCTAATTCTACTATCTTCTATAAAATAACCTTCTCTAAGTTTTTGTTTTTCTGCACTATTCCACCATGCCGGCCATTTATCATCATCATCACTAAGTGCACCTGCTGAGCTATCTCCAACTAAATTTTGGTTTTGTAAACCTGTTATAGCATCTCCAAAACTAACTGGACCTGGATATGTTGATGTACTTAAAGCTAATCCTGGACTAACTGAGACACCTGTATCTGCCATTTCTTCTAACTCAGAAGTACACGGTGCTCCAGTATGAATTCTTTTTGTCCAAAAGGAATTAAAATAGTCTACTTCTACAATTGCTGCCATAATTAATTATCACTTATTTTTTATTTATATTACACAGGATCGATAGTGAATTCCAAGTAATCGACCGCAAATCCTTCAGTGGTTGGGTATTCATATATTATTTGACCACCATCACTATCATTATTGTTTGCATCAATGATTTGATATACCACTCGGTAATCTCCCACGGGAAGTGGAGTGTCTACTTGAATAGCTTGTGTATTCTCCCATTGCTGTGGATTACCTGGTGGGTTTGGATTAGTTATATATCCATTACCTCCTTGAGTGAAAGAAATGTTATTTTTATAATCAAGTAAATCCGTTTGATTTATACAACTTACAATACTCCATTTTAATTGTTGAGCAATATCTTCTTGTTGTCCCAATCCCGGGATTCCTCCAATACTACTAAAGTATGTGCGCATGCCTCCATTAACCGCAGCAATATTTGAACCCCAAGGTCCACTCATTCCTGTTGGATCTATTATCTGTCCCCATACTATCCCTGTTTCATCAGCTTTAAGATTTGGTGGGTCTAGTGGTATCGGTCCTCCTCTAGGATTTGATCCCAAATGCGTTAAGTCAGGTCTTGCATTAGTATAACTTCTACTAAAATTAAATACTTTCGTATGATTTGGATCCGTCGGTAGCTCTGCTAATGTTTCCACTGTAATTGTAAATGTGAAATCATGCGTCTGTGAAGGACTTTCGAAATATGTTAAACCTCCATCTTGTCCATTGTCTAAATATATACTATAAGTACTAGTACCAGATACATTATTTGATAGTAAAAACTCAGTACTTCTATCTACACCTAAACCATCAACAACTGACATATCAATTGAAACAACATCCACTAAAGGTATAGTTAATCCCGCTGCATTTTGAGGAGTTATTTTAGATATCCAAGGATCAGCACCAGCTACAGGAACAGGGCTAGGTAAGCCGTTAATTCTCCACAAACTCCAATATAATGGATCAAGATTTTCTGTCCATATAGCGTTTTCAACTCTTATATCATAAGGAATATTTTCATCAGCATTAGTTTCAATTAAATAATTTAAATCATTTATTTTACCACTAGTTGAAGTTTCATAAAAAATATCTAATTTAGATACAAAAGGAGATGTTTCAATAACTCCTATACCGCTATTAAATGCTCCTTGAGAATATGGGGATGGCGATGCGCTATAATAAGTTGTACCAGTTCCACTAGGTTCTAAATAAGCATTATAATTAACTTCAGCTCCATCATATGAATCTGCAAACCAACCTCCAGGAGAATATAAATATGGTAGTAAAAAAGGACTTCTACCAGGGCTATTAGTACCTATGGTTATATACGGATTGTCTTGTTGTTTATATAAAATATATTCTATAAGAGCATAACTTGGAGTAATCCCTGGATCTGTGTTATATATATTATTAAATGATCCTAAGTTAACTACTCCATCAGCGTTTTCATCATTAAATACATTTCCAGTTTTAATAGTAACACCCGATGTCCAAGCTGCTGCTCCACCAAAAAGACCCCACGTTGATTGATTTCCCGCAAATTGACTAACTCTAGGAAATAATTTTGTTTTACTAGTTACATAAGTTACAAATTGATTACTTTCATTAACTTCTCTAGGAATTTTATTTATATTATCTCCTAAAGTTGAGAAAACAATTTTACTATCAACACCTACGCGATTAAATAAAGGAGCAACAACAAGACTCGTCAAAGGCTCACCATTAAGTATTTGAGGAAGATATAAATTATAATAATCTTGTTCTTGTTGTTTTACTACTATTTTATAAGAATACCATCCTAAAGGATTAGCTGGTGTAATTTCTGTAATTTTTAAAATGGCATTTCCTCCACCAGTAGTTATACTAACAGTATCTCCTATTTCATATCCTTTTCCTGGTTGATTAATAAATACTCCAGTGACTGCTCCAAGTGCAACTGTCAAATCAACTGTTAATCCTTCTCCAATTCCAAGCGTTGTAATAGTAGGTACATTTTTTTGAAACTTGGTATATCCTGTTCCAAAAGCGTCTATATCAACAGTAACCACTCCACCTTGATCTGTATATAATCCAGGATATCCATCTAAACCTGCAATTTCTTTAGGAATAACATCGTTGAATAATATTTTAATACTATTACCTACCCAGTCAGTTATATTACGTCCTTGAGGAAGTACGTCTACAGCTTCTTCTATTGTTAAATATTTAGCTTTAAATGTATCACCACTAAAAATTTGAGAATTTGCTTCTAATGTACTGATTTCTGACGGAGCTAATATAACATCTGATTGTCTTCCATATTTATCTGATAGTACTATTCCAACTTGATAACTTCTATTTTGCTTTAAAGTATGATTAGGATAAGATTCGGTAGAAAAACTAGTGAATTCATCGTCTACTGTATATTTTCTACTTATCCCTATATCATAATCTAAAAATTCTGGTGATGAATGTCTATTAACAAAATTTCCATATATTATTCTATTACCTGCCATTTCTTGAGCTAAGGCTTTAATAGGAACTTTATCAGATACTCTTACAGCTTCTTTAGCTGGTAAAGTATTATAAGGTTTATCTCCTTCCCAAGTATAAGTAAATACATTAGTAGCATTAGTTGTAATTGCCGGATCTGAAACAGGAATAGATTTTAGAACTTTTAATGCAGTACTATCTGATTCATTAAATATTATTTCTAATGATTCTATTTTTAATTTTTCACCTATTTCATTAAAAGGAATATTATTTACTCCTATTACCGGGCTATCTATAAGAATTTGAATTTGCTCTAATGAATTTTCATATAGTCCATTAAGTGTAGTTTGAGATACTTTCTCTATATCACTTACTGGTTCAGTATCTCCTACTGCTAAAAAAGCAACTCCAAATGTATCATAATCCCATTTATTTTTACCTTTTAAATAATACCCTTTGTTTTTAGGTTGAAATAAACATTGAGTGAAGGGAGAGATTAAAGAATATTCTCCACTATCAAATTTATATCTATATGCTAATCTACAAAATTTTTCATCTAAGTAAAAAGTATCTCCACCATAATTCTGTTCATAGTAAGGATTAGGAAAAGATAAATCTAAATATATCCCTCCATATACTGCATCATACAAATATTCTTCCATATCAGGAGTAACCCAATGTGTTAGAAAATTTCCATCTTTATCTTCACCATGAACAGATATTAAAAATGTACCAAGATTGGAATCTGGAGGTGTATTATTAGGAAAAGCCCCATTAGGAAAAATTTGATCTATAACAAGCGTTACATTAGGGTCAGTGAATAAAGGACAATCAATTTTCATACCTGGTTGAAAATACCATTTAGCATAAGTTCTTAAAGGTATAGTGTGTCCTGGGTCAGTAGTTATAGCAGATCCTAATTTAGGTCCAATTCCATAACCATTTAAAGGGTTTAAAGTAACATTAAGTAATCCTAATCCAACAGATTTTTGATAATCCGTTAAATAATTTACTGTATTAGTAGTGCCCGCTATTAAAACCATTTCATTTGCTAACCAAGATTCATTTATATTAGGATTACTACCTAAAGTATTTCTTGGAAGCCAATTGTGCGATGGCGCTGTGGCACCTAAACTAACAGCATCCATTCCATCTTGATGATATCCTTGACTAGCTAATCCTTTTTCCGGAGCATATGGTAAATCTATGGTGGAATCTGCCTTTTCAATATCATTTAGTCTAATTCGATAAGTAGAAGGTAACCATCTATCTGTTTTATTTCTTAATTTTGGTACAATAAATACTAATTCTACTTCCCCCTCCCATTCTTCTCCAGTACTAGTATCTAAAAATGGTATATTAGGATAAAACCATTTTAAATAATTTTCTTGGTAATCTAAAGAAGGTAAATCTTGAGTGGCTCCTGTTGCAGTATCATCTTTAGAAGTTATTGGCCCACCCGGGGTATTTGCTCTAAAAAGTGCATTAGGATTACTAGCATATTCTTTAGATACACTCATCCATCTATTACCGTATCCAGACTCAGTATCGTATTGTGCTTGAGGAAAATTTGGTCCAGCCATAGAATACATGGACCATGGAAATGGAGTTCCTGGAACACCTCCGTGTAAAGATTGTTGAGCCCATTCTATTGGATAATTTTTTATTTCATTATAAAAAGGCCACGTAGTAAATGTATCTAAAGATCCATATCCTCCATCAGGAGTAGAACTTTTTACATAAAATTTTAATCCCGGATGCAATTTTATATTAGGTAAATCTCCTTGTATTTCACAAATAGTATTATATTTAGTTTGAGGATAATCCACAGGAGGTACAAATGGTATTGTGCCGGCGCCAGTTGCACCTGCATCTAAATTACTACCATCAACATTTAATACTGTAGTAATAGCTTTAACTGTAACAGTTATCTCCTCATAAGTTTCTGGAGTAGAAAAAGGATAATATTTAGCGACAGAAATATTTTCTTCTATTTGATAATAAGGATTTCCACTTGTAGCTGGAGCATTTAAAGCTTTTAATATATCTATTCTTCTAGGTTGATTTCTATCATCTGTCCAAAATAATAAATCTTCTAATAAGTTAATACCATATATAGGTTGAGTTTTAGAGAAATTTAAGAAACTACCTTCTACTAATACCTCATAATTATCATCATCAAAATCATATACAATAATAGAACAGTAGGAATCTACAGATGCTCTATTACTTAATTGATCACTTGAACTATCAGTATAATTAGTCATGAATAGAAAAATTCTATTATTTCCATTGTCTGTATGCATACCTATAGTCTCAACTCCAATGGCAGTTATACCAAAATCTGATACTAATTTATTTCCAAGAATATTTTCTAAAGCACCAACATCTGCACCTTCTGATCTACTTATAGCAATATTTTCACCATCACGATATTCACCGGGAGGTAATATTCTTGCGTCTAGATCTTTATTCATTTTAGATCTTAGAAACGTACTTTTTAACTCGTTAGCCATATATATTAATTTTTAAGCCATTTAGATTTCCCTCGCATAATTTGAGTGAATGCTTCTAGTTTAATATTTGATAATCTAATTTTTGCATTTCTTAATGCTGCTGATTTTTCTTTCTTAAATCTTCTAACTACATATTCATTAACTCCATGTCTAGTTGATAGTATAGCATGTAAAATATACAAATACATGGCTTCTTCTGCCATCTTAGGGACTTTCATATCTGAATCATACCCTAAGCCATCTGAGATATAATTGATCATTATAAGCTTCCCAGCTAAGTCGCTAGAAAATGAAAACATACCTCTTCTTTCATCAATCGTAAACCATCCATTTTTTTGAGTTATAGAAGGTTCTAATCCATATCTTTTACCATAAGCTAATTTCCACCAATTCCAATCATATACTCCCGTCCAATAATTATCTAATTCTCCAGTTATTAATCTATCATTAGCAGTTCTCCACCTTTCATTAGTAAAAGATTGTTGAGCTTCTAAATTCTCACCCCAATGATCTTGAGTTGGTAATGCTTCGTATTCCCCATCTTGAATAGGTACTTGAGTAGGATTACTTGTTAAAGTAGTAGGATATATAATATGTTTAACTCCTAATTGATCAATCCAGCAAAGCTGAACATAATTAACATAGTCTGGTGGAATAGGAAAAGATAAACTTGGAGGCATAGATATCTCTATAGAATTAACACTTTTTAATGTGTCATAACTAAATTCTTGCAATCCACGCTTCGCATGAAACATTACGTCTCTTCTTTTAACTCTAGGTATTAATTTATCATCTCCAACATACGCTATCAAGAAATTATCTATTATATCATTTAGTTTTATATATTCATAACCACCATAATTATCCCATTTAGCTGGTTCAATTATTTTTATTCTTATTAAATCGCCAGCGCCTAGAGCAGGGGTAATACGAACTATATTTTGAGATACTACATAATCCGCGATAGGAACTGTAATCCAACTAGTTGCTGTAGGAGGAGTTACAGCACTATATTCTACAATGTAATTTGAAGGATGTTGCGCATTAATATCTAACATAGTAGTATTAAATGTACAAACTAATTCTTGATTTCCAGCGCCAGTCGCGGTGAATAATTGTTCGCCTTCGTAATATTGATAATCTGTTTCTGTTATTAATCCCATTTTTTTTAAGTTTGTTCAATTATATCTTCTGCTTGAGCCATTTGACCTGCTGTAGCTACTATATTAGGATCTCTAATAATAACTCCTGTGTATGCTAATATTTTTAATATAACTTCTGTTTTATCTATATCTGATATTTCAAAATCAACACTAACAGGTGTTGCACTAGCACCGGGATAAAAAGGAAAAACTGCACTAGGATCTCCATCCCAAATGTATTGTCCTAAACTCCCAACACAATAACCCCATATTGGATCGACTGGTTTCCGAACATAATATACTGTTATATTAGCTAAATTAGGAGCTGTAGTTACTAGATTGTCTTTTAAAGTGAAAATAGGCCATATATCAGAGGGAGCTGTTAATTTAGATCTTCGTGTTAAATTGAACTCATGCTGTGTAACTTCTTCTAATTCTACCGGCAGAGTTGGAGGATCATTAGTCCATGCTGCAGGAGTAAGAACAGGTGTAAATTCAATGGTACCTAATCTATGCAATGGTACCGCAAGCCCTGTTAGATCAAAAGGCCCACCACCTGTTAGGGTTTCTGAAATTTCAAATTTAGATATTTTTTCTTCAATTAATTTAACTCTATTTGCATATTCACTATCAGTAACATCGGGTAAACGTAGCTGTTGAGTTAAGTCTTCAAAGTACTTTTCAAAAATTTCTAATTGAACTTGAGCTGCTACTTTATTAAATTCCTCTGGCGTTAAATATCCTCTTTGTTCTTTATTTAGAATATATAGTACAGTTTTATAGACTTCATCTACGTTCATAATAATGTTTTTATGTTAAAAAAAAAGGATGGCGGTTAAGCCACCCTTTAGTATCACTTGTTATTTAAGTTTTTTCTCGATTGATCGATAAACTTCTAAACCTTCATCTGTTTTAAACCAAGCAGCCATTGCTGAATAAGCATTTTCATCAAATGGAACACTCATTAATTTACGACCATTGCTAGCCCATTTAAAAGTGCGTTGATCATCAGCTAGTTTAATAATACTTGCTTCCGTTGCTCTAATCGCAAAGTTACGTAACAATATATTTTCATCTTGAGCTAAATTTAAGAAAAGTCTAGGATTGCGTTTTGCAAATATAAGTAAATCTCTTTTTAATTCTTTTGAACTTAAATTAGTTACTTTAGATCCTATTTCCACTCTCATTAAAGCTTCTGCTGTATCAATATCCATTTCATAAGCTAAATTAGCTGCGGCTAACTCTATTTCTAATTTAACAAAATCATCTTCAGCTACTACCTCCGCATCATGTTCTAAAAATATTAAACCATTATGTGGGTGATGAGCTAAAAATTCTTGTAAATTTCTTTTGTTTTTAGGAACACTTAGATGTCCTTTTTCAAATACTACATGCTTCAATGTTACTTGACCTTTTTGTTCATCAACAAAAATGCTTGGATGATTAGTCGCGTAACGCAATTCTCTTTCATAACCTTTTTCTGAATCAAACCATACTAAAGGATATTTACGAGAATGCCTTGTAGGTAAAGTATAAGTTAAAGGCATTTTATTGTGCATAAGATAGTAATTTCTATCTTTATATTCCCATTTTTCAACAGGAGGTTTATTTTCTATTTCTTGTGTTTTCATAATATAATATAATATAATATAATTGTTAAAAAAGACCCCAAGTTAATGGGGTCTTGGTTATTATTGTTGTTTATAGTGTAAACGCCACTATAGGAAATTCTGCACCTGTACTTTGTTGCGTTATACCACTAAGGACGGGTATATGATAAGGATCAGCAGCAGCTTTCTCAATGATAGCATTTAACGACGCATATATGTCTGCATCGGTAATAGTACCAGGATGCACTGAATTATCCACCGCACACCCAAATGTTGCGCCATCAACGAGCATCTCAAAATCAGGAAGTGTAAAACCACCACCATGAGAGACCACTTGGGACTCATCGAGGTTGATAATAAGATCACTAGTTACTGGAGTTGATCCAGCACCTTGTCTATTGTTATGTATTTTTATATAAGCCATAGTTTCTATTTTTAAATGTTAATAATTAAGCTCCTTTGAATAAAACAAAGTTATTCGCAGCTTGAGTCACTAAGCATCTTTCAGATAAGAAACTCACAGTCATCGCGTCTAGCGTATCAGTATAAGCACCACCAACAGAACCAGTAATCCATGATTTCATTCTTCTATCTTCTGTCTCAGAAGCTCTATATCTTGTATGCAAGAAAGGTCTTCTAATATTAGATCCAAGAATTTGATCATAAACTGTTGTAGTTCCTGCTGGAATCATTACTCCGTCAATTTCACTTGATAAACCACGTAAAGAAGCATCATTAAGATATTTCCAATCAGTTTTGTAGAAGTCATAAGAACCTCTTCTAAAACCATTGAATCCAAAGTTTAATGCCATTTCACCGTCATTTTCAAATAATCCATAAGAAGCAGCTTGAGTAGAAGCATAGCTTCCATTCATTGCAGCAACCATATCATCGAAATCTAAAGCAGTTGATCTTGATAAGAAAAGCATGTTTTCTTCAATTGCACCTTGCTTGTCTAGATTTTTAAGGATTTCATCGAAATCACCTAAAGCACCAGAACCTGGACCAGCAGCACCAGCAAAACCAGAGTATACATTACCTCTGTTTTCTATAGCAGAAAACAATCCTTCTGATCCATCAACATCTGTTCCTGTAGTAGCTCCTGGAGCCGCACCAGGTCCACCAAATTGATATTGAGGATTTGTTCCTGGAGCATATCCTGCATTAAGCATTGGAAGAGCTTCAACCATTACCATTTCTAAGTAATCTTCAAATCTTAATCTTGTTTCAGATTCAGACTTTAGATACCATAAATATCCTGATTGTCCATCTTCTGTTGATACTTCAACCCAACCAATTTGAGCAGCATCTGATCCACTAATTTGAAAGTTATCTTTGATGATTATTGGATTATTAGAATACTGAGTGAATTGAGGCTCAATTGAACCGTCCATCCCTACAGTTCCTTTTCCAAAATCAGCACCATAAACATATAGATTAATTTCACCAGCTCCTGTAGGTAAAGCATTAGTAGCTGTACCATATAGTTTTATATCTAAAACATCCATATTAGTTCCTGCACTACTTGTCACATTTTGAACTAAACCTTTTTGAACAATTAATCCAGTAGCATTATCTGACATTAAAACTGTTTGTCCAACTCTTACGGCTCCACTAGTAGCACCAGCTGTGGCAATATCTAACGTTACTTCTATATCAAGATTAAATCCAGCTAATGCAGGATCTGTTACTTGTGCGGTTGTGTAGGCCACATGTAGTCTATTTTGTTCAGACCAAACAACTTGATCTGATGTCATTGGCATTTCAGCGCCAACCATTCTAAGGAAACCTCCAATCGTTCGGTTTCCATATCTTTCTACCTCTGCTTCGTAAAGCTCTGGTAAATACTGCTGAGCAAAGTTTCCACCTGTCGCACCTGTGAAATCAATATAATTAGTGCTTAAGGCCATTCTTTGTTGAGCAGGTATAAGGGATGCGGGAAAACTCCCGCCTGTTACAAAACTCATAATTTTTATTTTTTATTTTTGTATTTTACTTTCAATCGCGAACTATCAACCCCACTAATTGCTTTAACTTTTAATCCTCCAATAAATACTTCACCTGAATCCTGAGGACGTGGNTCATTACTTATATTTTTAGATTTACTTATTATATTTTTAGTAGCATCGGCTTTACCTTGCTCATAAAAATGTTCCGCAATGGAATCGACATTATTGGCAGCATACAAAGCTTTATGATAACCTTTATAATCTTCTACAGCACCTTTTTCATTTAAGAACTTCTTAAAAAATGTACCTACATTAGATTGTTGATTAGCAATTGATTCTGGATTTGAAACATTATATCTAAAACTTTTATCACCAATATCAAATTTGAAACCTTCAAATTTATCAGTTAAATAATCTTTAGTATTGTTTACAAATACTTCATGTTGCTTATTTGCCGCTTCTTTTTCTTGATTGTATCTATTGAAAAACTCTACTGCTTTTTGTTGATCAGGAGTATTATTAGATCTCAACTTGATTTCTTCATAATATTTACTCTTTGTATCTTCTAAAAAGTTTTTAGCTTTTGCAATTTCTTCTTTAACAGCAAGTTGTTTTCTTTTAACTTCTCGCTCTTCATCATCTTCCTCATCGTATGAAAATGAATCTTGCATATGAAAATCTATTTCATCATATGTTAAATGAGGTTTTGATTGTTTATAATATTCTCTTAATAAAGCATCTGGATCTACATTAGAATAGTCAGCATTCAATCTAACATAATCTTCTAATGTTCCCCCAGTATCTTTCATAAAATCTATAACTTTTCCAATATTCTCTGGTATTTCTATTTTTGGAGTAGAAATTGGTGGAGTAATAGTTGTGTTATTTTCTGGTATTTTAACTTGTTCGGTTATAGTAATTACTTCTTTTTCTTGAGTGGTCTTACTTTCCGCTTTATTGGTGTCGACCCGTATGCTTGCGTCCACGCTCTTGCTATTTCCGGATGGTTCGCCCATAGATATTTCCTCTGTTTTTCGCTCTGGAATGGCATCGTTTTTGTCTTTAGTTAAATTTACTTTAAATACTGCATCATCTTCTCGTTTGGATTTAAATGATGGTTTTTTTACTTTCAGAGGTTTAGCCTCTTGTTCTTGTTGTGTTGACATAATATAATATAATATAAGTTTATGTTATTCTAAAGCTGATGGCGTCATAAGTTCATCTCCTATACCCTCTGCTCCGTCTTCAAAATCAATCGGCGGAGTTTTTAACATCTGCTGATTCATCATTTGACTTTGTTGTGTAGCTTCTAATTTAGCTCTTTTATCTTTTCTATTTTCAATAAATTGTTCTTTTTGGCGAACTTGATTAATATCCATTGATTTTAATTGACGATCATAATCAAATTTTGCTGCCATTAATTGTTTATCAATTTCTCCTTTTGCTTGCATTTCTTGCATGCGGAATTGAGATTTCCCTTGTTCTATTTGTAATTCACTTTCAGCTAAAGCTTGATTTTTTTGTACTTCTGCCATTGCTGCTTTTTGAGCAGTTTCTGCATTTGCTTGAGCTTGGGCTTGAATATTTTGTTGTGCTATTTGCTGATCTTTTTCTTGCTTTTTTAATCGTCTTTGTTTCAACATTTGATTCGCGAGTTTTATATTATGAATTTCTCTTAAATCAATAGCATCTTCTAAATCAATTTGTTGTTGTTGTAAAGCAATTTGAATGTTTTGTTCTAATAATTGTTTTTCTTCTTCATCTGGTTCTAATTGAAGATAAATACCAAAATCATGGATATTTAAATTTTTCAATTCTTCTAAAGTAGCAGTATTATATCTACTTAAACTATCTTGTAATGCTTCTCTAGTTAATGGAAAATTTAAAGAATCAGCTGCTCTTAACGTTACATTTTCACAAATACGAGAACTTAAGTATAACATGGCTTGAACTAAATGTCTAGTTGCGGTATTGGAATTAGCAGCAGCTAGTTTTTGTAAACCTACTAGAGCATTTTTATCTGGAGTACTACCATCTCTAGCTTCATTAAGGCCGGTAACATCTCTTATCATTTGTAAATAATACTGATAAGTTTGTATTAATGATTGTATTTTAGCACCTCCATTAGATGATTGTAGTTCTTGAATAGGAATTTTACCATGATTCATTTCGCCATCTTGAGTCATAGATCTTCCGACTACACTACCAGTTTGAAAATACATATTTAATGCTTCAGCAGGATTATAATTAGTACCATTTCCTAAATCAACTTCTGCCAAACCATCCATATCTAAATAAACCCCATCGGGAACAATACGGGCTAATACTTGTTGGAGTTTTAAATGAGTTAATTGAATCATATCAGCAAAACCAGTTATTCTATTAACTAATGAATTTATTCTTCCTTTATACATTCTCGGTGCACATACTACATAATTCATTCTAACAATAGTATTATTAGATACAGGACGTGTCATATTCTCTGCCATCTTCCATTCTAACATTAATGGATGTCCTAGAATTTTTGCTCCACTATATAATACTTCTATAGATCTAGATACTCTTTCAAAATTATCATTACTTGGGGGATTGAAAGTATCTGGTTTTTCTAAAGCTTTTAATAAACCAGTATTAGTTTCTTTTATTTTAAACACTTGATCTACATATGTTTTATATTCAAAATATAATACCTGTACTGTTTGCCCATCATAATATCCATTCCAATTTCTTAAGTATTCTGCATTTCCTCTATATTTTTGAATTTGTTCCATTTCCTCGGTAGTGAGGTAAGGGAATTGCATTTTTAAATCTTGCAAAGATATATTTTTTACTTCTCCTACATAATATATATCTTCAAAATTAGGATCTTCAGTATAAGAATAAACTAGACTTGCTGGATCTACATAATCTATAACAATTCCTTCTGATTTATTCCAACTGGTTTTAACAGCACCAATTCCACATGTAACTAAGTCTTGTGAAAACCTTCGTCTAGTTAAATCAAATTTATTTTTTTCTAATACATTACTAATTAATTCTTCTTCTGCAATCTCAATAGACTGCTTATAATCCAATTGAAGATGTAAAGCTAATTCTTCTTCGCTTTCTAAACCTAATACTTGTTGTGGTTTTGATCTTATATCAATTCCTATAGCATCATTTACTTGCTGTGTTAATTCTCTTTCTCTAACATCTGTAAGTAATTTTTTAGCATATTCAGTTCTTTTTTCAGTAGATTCAGGATCACATGCAAAAGCTCTAACATCATAAACTCTTTGAGACATTCCATTTACTACAATATCTACAAACTTAGAAATTACAGGAACAGGTTTCCAATCTAAATTTAAATAAGATAAATCACCGTTTATAGATAATTCATCTTTATATTTTTGTACTGGTTGCTCACCTCTAGCATATAATCGTAAAGTATGATAAGTATTAAAATTAACCGCATATCCTCCATTAGCGTGACCTGCACCTAATCCTCCCCTGGAATTTCTGAACCATTGACCTTCAATAGCTCGAGCAACTTGTAATCCATAATCTAAAGTACTTTTTTCAGCTTCAGGTACCACCTGGTCTGGAAAAGAACTATAATCTGTTGTATTAATCTGCATTTATTCTATTATTTTTGAAATTAATCCTTTATTATCATATCTTTTAATACCTAAGTCTACTGGGGTATTATTACGTTGCGCTACTGGTCTATATTTAAGTCTATTACAAGCCATAATAGCTAAACCAGAACTTATTGAAGCATCATGCTTTGTTCTGTTATTTATATTAAACTTTGCCCAGTCTTCCAATGTTTTTTGAAAATACATATCTCCATAAGTATCATTATTTAACAATCCCACTTCATTTTCTATATAAGTTTCTATTGCAGCGGCATGAGCTTGTTTTATATCTTCACTAGAATTTGGTATTCCTCCTACCTCTTTCTCAGTAACCGATAATTTATTCCATATTTTATCTGGACGATTCATGCTAAAACCTCTATATCCTCTTCTTCTTAAATAATATAATAATCTAGGTTTATTGTTTTCTGCTAAAATAGGCATTCCATAGAAAACTAAAGCCATTAAAACATCTTCAAAAAATATTTCAGCAGTAGGGGGACGAGATATATATTCCAAAAAGAAATGATTAGGAGGACAATCCTCTAAGCTAAATTTTGTTAAACCATGTAATGCTCCATTAGATCCCTTACCATCCACGGTTCCAGAGATATCATAACTATCACAACCAAACGCTCCTAAAAACTCATTACCTGGATATCTTATTCCATTTTTTAATATTACATTATTTTGTAATTTTTTTTCTGGTACCCATGTTATATTAAATCTTCCATCTTTGTTGGGATAGAATATCACGCTAGTATCTTTTATTCCATTAATCCACTGAAAATTACCCCTAGTAACAGAACTTATATTATGAATTTCTTCATTATAATCTATTTGCTCGTATATTTTAACTAGATTGAATAATGATTGTTTAGTTTCATCTCTAAAAGCGTGCTTAGTGGTTCGTGGAAATTGTCTATAAAATTCATTTAAACCATCTTGGTCATTTCGTAATCCTGCTGCTTCGTTTTCCCAATGTTCAATAACTCCGATGGTGATAGGTAATCCATCAATACCTCTGACATGTTCTTTTGGAGTATCGAACACAGGTACACCATAAGCATCAATGTATCCTTCGTAGGACCATTCCATAGGAATGAATAAACTATATAATCCTGACTTTGTTTGTCCATTTTTATTTCTTTGGGTAACATCTGAAGCATTGTAAAGTTTTTTGAAATTTTCTCCTCCTTTGTCTAGTGCATTACTTGTAGATCCCATCATACATTTACCTACAATTCTACTACCTAATCGCAAGGTAGTTTTAGTAACTCTCCAGTTATTTAGTATATTATCTGGTCTTTCCCATTTGCCACTTTCATCGTGAGCTAGAATTTTTAACTTCTCCCCATCGTAACTATTATCTCCTGTGTTTTTCCAATCTATAGTTGTATCTAATCCATCTAGTTCTCGAAGCTCTTCATTTGCTTCCAATTTTCTACGTGTAAGTTTAGATGCTGGAACTCTATATGCCAGTTCGGTTTTAGGACGATCCATACCGTCTTGGATGGGTTTGAAAAAGAATGGATAGTTAATCGAGATTGGTACAACTTTATCTGTAAACATTTTTTTAGCATCAGCTCCTGTTTTGGATAAAATCCCATATCTACTGTCAGATGAAATGGTTGCTTGATTAACCAGTTCTGCCGAAGCCATAAATGAAAATCCAGATCGTCTATTCTTAAGATAGCAAATCCCATAACATCTGGTGTCTGCTTTACATGCTTCCCAGAAGATAAAAAATAATCTGTTTGATTCCCTGTAATCCGGTGCTCCGACATCAATTTTTGACCATTGAAGGTACATGTAATGAGTACCAGTAATATAAGTAGGATTTCCTTTATTATAAAACCAATACCCTTCGTCTCTTCGTCTAAATTCTTCATCTATATAATCGTACCATTTTTCTTTAAATTCTACACTATATTCATCCCAATCAAATCTACTTTTAATTCTTTTTAATTCTTTTGGATATTCGACTTTTTCCCAAAATTGTTCACTTTCTTTTTTTGATTTTTTATATGGAGTAACAACTGTTGGTAAAGCGATTTTGAGATTTTGTATTTCAATGATCTCTCCAATTTCCCCTGTTTTACTTATAACAACGAAATTATAATCAGAATTATATCCATATTTCCATTTTTTTAATCTATTATTTTTTTTTAAAATTTTAGGATTTACATGGTCTTTTATTTCAGTATATAAATTTTGTTGGTAACTCATTTACTTCTTCCTTCCGCAAAACCTTTAAAAGATCTTTCTTCTTTCACTTCTTTGATAGGTTTGTTTTCTAAAATAGCTTTCTCTTCATCTATCCTATGCAATATTTCAAATGCATCAAATATTGCTAATTTTTTAGTAGCTGCTGCATTTTTTAATCTATCTGCAGAAATATCTTCTTTTGTATCTATAATAGGTTCTTGGGCTACTTTAATTAATTCTTCAACAGCTTTATGCCCAGCTTGGATTATATTTAGTTTTATCTTTTTTATACTCATTTGTTAATGCTATGTCATTTGATTTCATACAATATAATAATTCACCATTTACTTTGAATTCAAATTCTGAATTCGGGGTGAAAACAATAGTATCTCCAGGATTTATTTTCTTTGCTTCTAAGAACTTATTACTATACTTTACTATGCCAATTAGAGGTTCGTCTTTCTGTGTATTAAAAACGTTTTCTGATTGCACTGGTTGAATAAAGCAATAGTCTAAATTACATTTCCAATTATCTTTATCTTTATATAAGTAAATTTGATGAGGTTCACATATAAACATATTATCCTTAAAGTATGATCCACTGTTTTTTTCATTTCCTCTTATATCATAATACCTTCTAAATATATTATGATGAATATATATTTCATCACCTACTTTAATAGGGGTAGACAAGGCCGCTGGTTTTGCGACTACAATAGCTCTTTTTTCTACAGATTGGAATATCTCTATATTAGAATTTAATATTAGTTCTCCTCCTCCTTCAATTTTCTTTTTATTATTATATCTATCATGAAGAGGTTTTATTATAAAACTATATAAACTTTTCATTAATACTTAAGATCAAATTCTACTGCAATAGCCATATTGGAGTTAAACTTTTTCCATGGTAAAACTTCATCACCTTTTTTAATATAAATTAAGTATTCATCTTTTTTTTCAGCATTAATTATATCGCAGATAATATGACCTCCATATACTTCTTGACCTACAGAATAATGCATTGCATCATTTTTATAATCAGATCCTATACTAATTTTTCTAATATTGCTCATTACACTAAACTTGGATCTTCTTCTTTAACTTCTGAATTACTTTTTATTTCGGTATATTCACCTGTCTCTAGATTAATATTAATCGATCCATATTCTTTTTCTAGTCCTTTTTTAAACTCTTCTATTTCTTCATTAATAGTACCTACTAAATGTAGCAATTGATGTTTTTTAGATTCTATTAAACCTATTTCATTTACAACAGTTTGTAATTTTACTTGTTGCTCTTTTATTTTCTCTAATTGTTCTTCTTTAATTTTCATTTAATTAAATTTATTGTTTATTTTGTTCTAACTTTATGTTAGTGTTCTATAGTCATAGTAAGTGCCATGTGTATTAATATAATGCTAACATATTAGTAGCTGTTGTTGGTTGGGTATCAAATGAAGCTAAAACTTGCTTTGCTAATATTGGTAAAAATGACCCATCATTCACCCCAGTAAACATAACTGTATTACCACTTTCTAGTGTAACATTAACATTGCCCCCTACACCGACGTAAAGGCAAACGCCTCTTTGGTCTGACCCTGGAAACGTTGTTCTAATATTAATAGATCCACCTGTTCCACCAGCTATTACCGCAGTGCTTCCATCTACTCCCGCTGTTCCATTTGTATTTACAACAACTCCAGTTATTTCACCATCAGCATTCGCTGTAACATCGACTGTTAATGCGGCGGGTACGCCAGTTCCACTTGTTGCTACACCAGTAGTCGTACCAGGCGTATAACCCGTTCCTCTTTTTAATGTGTTATCATCTAACCACATTACCCGTGCGTCAGTATAAACTATTTCAGCGTTATGAGTAAATACTCTAGCTTGAGCCGCTTCGTTTCCTTGTACTCCTATCATTTTCTTATTTTTTTATAAAACTATTTTTCCTAATTTCTTAAGGATTATTAATATTAAGATTAAAAATAATCCTATATATATAAATTCTTTGTATTTTTGCCACCATGA